AATCATCCGATGCCTTTGGAATAGGTCAAAAGCGACCCACATTCGGAACAAAAGAAAACCCTCCCGGCCGCTGGCCTGCCAACATCATCCACGACGGCAGCAATGAGGCGGCCCTGTCGCTGAAGTCCGGCGCCCGGTTTTTCTACACAGCCAAGGCTGCAAAGGATGACCGAAACGATGGGTGTGACGCCTTTGACCAACGACCGGCTGGCGGAATGCAGGGACGAAACGACGGCAGCCTTGGAACTATTACTCTCTCAAAGAATCATCACCCCACCGTCAAACCCACCATGCTAATGGCCTACCTCTGCCGCCTAGTCACACAACCAGGAGGAACCATCCTCGACCCCTTTATGGGCTCTGGCTCAACCGGCAAGGCTGCAACCATTAACGGCTTCCGGTTCATCGGCATCGAACGCGACCCTGAATACCACAAGATCTCCGAGGCCAGGATCTCCAACCAACACGAAGGGCGCTTGTTTTGAACCTGACCGACCTTCAGCGCAGCCTCCTGGACTACCGACGCAACCTCTACCGGCCGACACCGATGCAGACCGTGGTCGACTGGGCCGAGGCGTCTCTACGGCTGACCCAACGGCAAACCGAGCACCCCGGGCCCTTCTCGACCTCGGTACGACCCTACACCAGGGAGCCCATGGAATGTTGGAAAGACCCTACGGTCTACGAGGTCACCCTCTGCTGGGGCAGCCAAACCAGCAAAACGACCACCCTGATGGCCGGCCTGGCCTGGCTAATCGCCAACGAGCCGAGCCCGGCCTTGTGGCTAATGCCCACCGAGAGCCTCGCCAGGTCATTCTCCAAGTCACGCTGGCTGCCCATGCTCGAGGACAGCCCGGCCATGCTCGAGTGTTACCCGGCCGAGGCCGACAAGATCACCAACCTCGAGCAGAACTTCACCAGGTCGACCCTGACTTTCGTAGGATCCAACAGCCCGGCCAACCTAGCCAGCCGCCCGGTTCGGGTGCTGATCGCCGACGAGGTGGACAAGTTCGCCGAGGCTACTGCCCGGGAGGCCGACGCCTTGGACTTAGCCGAGCAGCGCCTCAAGAGCTTCTCCAGCTCCAAGGCCTTCATGACCAGCACACCGACGGTGGTCGAAGGCCGGATTTGGCAGCGCTTCCTCCGCGGTGACCAGCGCCGCTACTACCTGCCCTGCCCACACTGCCGGGAGTACATCAAACTTGAATGGCGCCAGGTGACCTGGGACGACGCCAAGGCCGAGGACGGCAAGCACGACCTAGGCAAGATTCGAGCCTCGGCCCATTACGTCTGCCAGCTCTGCCAGGGCAAAATCACCGACTCTCACAAGGTGGCAGCGCTCCGACATGGCCAATGGCGCCCAGAGAATCCCAACGCCATGCCTGGTGTGCGATCCTATCACCTGAGCAGCCTCTACAGCCCCGACCGCAAGTGCACCTGGGGCTATCTGGCAGTCTCGTTCCTCGAGGCCAAGGCATCGATGGCCGGCCTCCAAGGCTTCATCAACGGCAACCTGGCCGAGCCCTGGGAGCAGCAGGACGTGCAGCAGGAGCGCACCGAGACCTCGGCCACCGTGACCGTCGATGGCGGCCGTCGCTACCTGACAGCCGACGTTCAGGCCGTGGCGCCGTTCTTGTGGTGGGTGTGCCGCGAGTGGAAAGACGGCAACTCTACCCTTATTGCTGCCGGCCATGCCGACGACTTCGCAGCCCTTCGCCGGGTGCAGGTGGCCCTCGAGGTCCATGACATGGATGTCGGCATCGACAGCGGCTTCAATACCCAGACCGTTTACGACGCCTGTGCCTCCTATTCCTCGGTGACCTCCAACCCGATTACCTTCCCGTGCGGCCTCCGCTACCCACCGGAGGGAGGCCTCCGCAAGCCCATGGTGATCGGCTGGATGCCGCTTAAAGGCCGGGAGACCGGCGCGCGGTTCACAGCAGCCACCGGGGCGGTGCACCCTTTTGGCCTTTCGACATCTTCCTCGATGAGGACCGACGTGGTGCAGCCCCTCCTGGTGTTCGACACCGAGCACCTCCGAGATATGCTCTCCAGGCTAAGGAAGGGCGACATCGACCGGGAATGGGGCGTGCACCAGGATCCGCCCAGCGTCCAGGCCGAAGGTGCCTACATCGCCGAGCCTGACCTCTACTGGCGTCACCTGGACTCTCACGTCCTACGCCCCCAGGCCAATCGAGCCGGCCGCATCAAGCACGTCTGGGTTAAGAGGAACCAAAAGTGGCCCGACCATCTGCACGACTGCGAAATCATGCAGCTCGCCATGGTGATGCTTTGGAATGATCTGGTCACGTCAAGCGAGTCAATACCCAGCTAACCTATTGAAGTCACCCTGGGATAGGAGAAGATCCGGCCCGAGGTGTTCACTTTTACGGTAGCAATTAAGAGGGCCTATCTCCGCAGTGTCTATGCGACACTGGGCGGTGTGACGCTCCTGGCTGCCCTGGCTGCTAAGTCTATCGCCGCGGCCACAGTGATCGAGTCCGGCCAGGTGGTCCGGTCGACATCATCCTCCGATGTGTCGGTCGAGTTTGCCGAGCCCGGCAAGGGCGCCCCCACACCGTCTGAGATGGTCGAGATGTGGGAAAGCCTGGTCGATGACTACGACCTGGCCGTCTATTACCTCGAGCAGGACGGCAACCTTACGCCCACCGACGCCCAGATCTACACCAAGATGGTGACCGTGGTGCTCATTGCTGCGACATCCTACGGCGGTGACTTCTCCAACTTCCGCCGTGAGGCGAGCTATCGAGGCATGAGCTGATGGGATTCCTCGACACCATCCTGAGCAAGTTCCGGTCGGCGCCTGTCGACCGTTACGAGGGCGCGTCTAACTCGATCCGCCGGTCCTTCCTGGACACCAGCTACACCTCGGTGCGGTTCGATGTGACTGCCTCGACCCGGCAGCAGATCGTCCGAAAGAGCCGATTCTTCGAGCAGAACAACGCGGTGATGAATCGCCTGGGCGACCTGTTTGAGAACTACACCGTCGGCAGCAACTTCTCGGTGCAGCCGGCCAGCTCCAATCCCGACTGGAATCTCCGAGCCAAGAAATGGTGGGACACCTGGAGCCGCTACCCTGACATCGGATCCCGGCAGTCTTTCGGCACCCTGATGTCGCTGGCCGCCCGTGGCTGGTTCTACGATGGGGAATCCTTTATCCTCCTGACCAAGGGCGAGACCGGCCGGCCCCGATTGCAGCTCATTGAGCCGCAGCAAGTGTCGACACCCGCTGGCCAGGAGGGCCTCCCTGATGTGTTCGATGGCGTCCGTTTCGATCCCAAGACTGGTAGGGCCATCTCATTCTATTGCGGCCAGGAGCAGCAGCAGGGACAACTTACCGACATCCGATCCATTTCTTCCGACTCGGTGGTCCACATCTACGAGGCCCAGCGTGCCGGCCAGCTCCGCGGCCTGCCTTTTGTGGCTTGTGTGATCAACGACCTTCACGACCTGGACGATCTCCAGAAGCTCGAGATGGAGTCCTGCAAGCTCGCCAGCTCGGTGGCCCAGGTGATCAAGACGAGCTCCGGTGAGGTGCAGGCAACCAGCCTCCGATCCGGTGTTGCTGGATCCCAGGGAACCGCCCAGAACTACTACGAAAACATTTTCGGCGCCTCGGTCAAGGTCATGAAGACTGGCGACGAGTTCGAGCAGTTCAGCGCTGACCGACCCAATGTTAATATGCGCGAGTACTGGCGCAGCCTCACCGAAAAGGTGTGCGCCGGCGTCGGTATTCCTTACGTCCTGGTCTTTCCAGAGTCGATGCAGGGCACCGTCTACCGGGGCTCACTCGATATGTCTTCGGTGTGGTTCAGGAGTCGGCACCAGGTGATGGCCTCGGCCGCTCGACGTATCTGGGAATATGTGATGGAATACGCCATCCGTACCGACCCCACCCTGCGAGACTCTCCTGACGACTGGTACGAGGTGGCCATCCAGGCGCCTCGAGCCCCTAACGTCGACGTCGGTCGCAACTCTGCCGCCCAACTCAACGAGCTTGGTGCCGGCATTACGACCTACGATGAGATCTACGGCGCCCGAGGCATCGACTGGCGATCCGCCCTGGAGGCCAAGGCCCAACAGGCCCGGTACATCCAAGATCTGGCGGTCAAGTACGGCCTCGATGTCTCCGAGATCTCCAATTCTCAAAAGCAGCCGATAGCCCCAGAGCCGGCCGCTGCCGCTCTCGAGCAGCCGCCTTCCGAAGAGATGCCCGAGCCGATCCCGGCCGAGCCCATCGAAGAGGTGGTTGCGGTGATCGAGCCCAAGAAACGGAAAACCAGAGCCAAGAAAACCGAATGACTAAAGTAACCAACTGGCTTTCCTACAGCCCCCGAGCCTCGGTCCATGAGCCGGCGGTGCTCCAGATATTCGACCAGATCGGCGAGGACTGGTTCGGTGGTTCAGGCATTTCTGCTAAGGCATTCTCCGATGCTCTCCAGTCTGTAGGCCCCGGCCCCCTGGTGGTCGAGATCAACAGCCCTGGCGGCAACGTCTGGGACGGCCTGGCCATCTACAATATGCTGCGAGGCCGGCAGGCGCCCGTCACCACCCGGGTGGTCGGCATCGCCGCCTCGATTGCTTCGATCATTGCCCTGGCAGGTGACAGCATCGAGATGGCCGAGGCCTCGCTGTTCATGATCCATGACCCGTCTGGAATGGTGGCAGGCACCTCAGACGATATGCGGAAGATGGCCAACGCCCTCGACCAGCACGCGGAGATCCTGGCCGGCATCTACACCAAGCGCACCGGCAAGACCTCAGCTCAGATCCGCGCGGCAATGACCGCGGAAACATGGTTCACCGCCCAGGAGGCCATCCAGTTCGGTCTGGCCGACAAGACCACCGAGCAGCTCGCCATGGCCGCCTGCTGGCATCCTCGGGCTGTGACCAAGACCGCCCCCGAGACCGTCCGAAGCAATCTTCGCCGCGGCCTCGAGCAGTATGCCGAAGGCCTGGCCGGTGATGGCCTCGAGAAGCAGACCGTCCTGGACGCCGAGGCCCTAGTGGCCGGTGAGGCGCCCACCGAGGACAAGATCCGCACAGCCAACGCCTGGTGGGCACGCAATGAGCGCTTCCTTGAGGCCGAAGCCAACACCCCGGCCGACGTGGCCGCCAACCTCTGGGGAGGTGCAGCCGGCCGTGACTGGTTTAAAGCGCTTTATGCCCAGCTCGAAGTCGAGGAGGGCGAAACGACAGACAAAACACTTTCGACCGGCAGCACTAACGCTGCCGACGATGGCGCGACAACCGCGCCGACATCACAGCAGACACCACACAACATGACTGATTCCAACACCGTGGTGGCGGCCGCTCCTAGTGCGCCGACCGCCCTCGACATCGACGCCATCGTAGCCAAGGCCGTGGCCGCTGCCATCAGCGCCAAGACCATCACCGCCGCCCCTGCACCGGAGCCCGTCGCCCCGGTTCGCATTGAGAACCTCGGCAATGCACTGCTCGAGAAGCACAAGGGCTTTCAGGCCGGTGCTGACCGCCGCAAGTTCCTGGTGGCCAATCACTCCGAGCTGTTGCGCCAGAGCGCCATCCACGCCCCCCAGAACGCCAACACGTTCGCCTCGGGCCTGGTTGTCGATTATCTCGCCGACGCAGTGATCACCGTGGCCGCCACTCGTTTGGCCCTGGTCTCCGCTTTCAGCCGCAACGTCGGCCTGGACAACCTTCGCCCCCGCGCCTCGGTTCAAGTCAAGAAGTACACCACCGGCACCGCTGCCCAGACCAACCCGACGTCCTGGGAAACCAACAACGATTCGACACTGGCCGCCACCGCGGTCACCGTGAACCAGATCTCGAAGAACTTCACGGTCACCCAGCAGGAGCTTAACCAGGGATTCATGCTGTCCGACCTGGCTGCCGGTTCTGCCGACCTGTTTGCCTACGGCATCAGCGACG